AGCGTGCCTTTGGTGCCAAGAAATTCGACATTAATAGAACCTGTTGCAAGTGGCAAGCAAAATGTTATATTGAAATTTGGTGGAGACACAGATTCATGGCTTGAAGTTGCAGACTATAGAGGCTTTACGTATTGGACGGCAGAGATGGGCGAGGAGACTGTTATTGAAATAGGCGATCTTGTTCCTGATAACGCGACTTTGTTCGATCCAGAAAACGAAATAATTATTTTAGATGATGATACTAATTTATGGCGGGTTAGAACAGATAATGATGATTTAAAGGAATATAGAACGCAATCTATCGAGAATAACAGAGCAAAAGCGGGTGAATTAATAGCGGCATTTTTCAATACGGATTACGGCACTAATAAAATGCGAGACAAACAGTTTCTTTATTTTATACGCTATCTTGAATTAAGGGAGGGCGAAGATGATCAGGCGTATATTCTCTCTAATGAAGAACGGGAGCAGATAAAAATGATAAGAGACTTAAAAAACGATATTAGGGCGATAAGAGACGTTGAAAATGAAAACGCCGATCTTATTGAAGTCGCCGTCAGCATTGAGAAGATTAATGATCTTGTCAATGCCATTGAATGGCCAGATCCAATACATGATCCTCTTATAAAGATTCAGTGATGATATATCGGTAACATGACCTTAAGGAGATATTATGGCAGCTAGAAAACAGAAAAGACTACATAAAAAAATACCTAATAAAAAGTCCTGCCATCAAGCATTTTAGACATTAAAGAGGATGGTGTATCTAGGGTCGACCAATCCGGCACAACTTGGTGTAACACACCCCTAAACGCTTTCATGCATCCGGCGTATTTTACTTCCCTGCCCTCAAGGCACACATACGACGTTAAAGGAAGATTGCGCCCAGTGTCCAACTTAATCCACTTCCTAAGTGTTTCTCTTGGCCGTATTTCGATCTTTCCTGACTTACCAATGGGTACGTAAGCCTCATTCCTAATAATCACCGCTATACCCGTTACAGGAAGTCCTAGCAAAGACATTATTTTAGCTATAAACGGAGACTTATCACCGTAATAGAAAGCAATCTGTACAGTGTCAGATGGAGGATCGGAAGGTACCCGTTCAGGGCGGCGATAAATCCAGAATACTAACATGCCAAATAATACGGCTTCTGTAGCAGCATATTCAGCAAAGAACGTAATCTCTATTGAGCCTGTTATAAAAACCCATCCGTAGAATAGGGCTAATAACAACCACATACCTCTTTTAATTCCTAAATATCCGCATCCTGCAACGATTACCATTTCAAGATGAACATAGTTAATTAACAGATAGTCATCTTCAAAGGCTAGAATTACCTCTAATATCCCAATAACAGGCAACAGAATAATAAGTGGCGTTTGCTTATTCATTCATATCGGAGATATGACTCGGTTAGAAATCTATCATAGTGATAGCCTGTTAATCTTCTCGCCACTTCTTGTTTAATGGTTGTCCCGGTGAGTTCCGCTATCAATTGTTTATCATCCTAGATGACTTGGTGTAAAATTCAATCCTTGCGTGCAACACTCTAAGGGCGTGCATCAAATGTTCTTCGGTTACAGTTTCAGCGTAAAAGAACAATCCGTCGTCCTCCGCCTGGTTATCTACGAGTGTTTGAATTGAATCAAAAGCCTCACGCATGCGCTCGTTATCTTCTTTTGTTGCTGTGAGTTCTTTTTCTAATTTCTTATCAAAATCTGTATTAACAACTGAGCTATTCGGCCATCCATTGTTTTTGGGTATACATGCTTCATCTGTTAAAGGTGTATTGCTCATCATCCTTCCTGTAATTGTTCGAGGTATTCCTCAAGCTTATCTTTATAAAACTGAAGGGCTAACCAATTAAAATACCCTGATCGTGAACTGACAACACTGCCAAATCAGTATTTTTATTCGATTTGGCAGTGTTGTCAGTACTGTAGTAGCTCTTAAAAAAGACTTAAATTCCTCAATCACCCTCTATTGATAATTGTTTATTCATCTTTTATTTCTCTCATGATTAAACAGGCTCATAGTTTAGTACGAAGATGTCGGGCTTACATGGGTATCGCTCACCTTTATCAGGCGTGATTCGCGGGTCTTTTAAATCAAATATTTCTTCCATTAATGCCTTCTCTTTTAATTCACTCATACCTTCTCAACTTATTCCCCGTTCAATGGTTATCATTGTTTATCCTTTAAATCATCCGGTAATAAATTTTTTACACCAGCTAAGCCACCACTTAACATAAGGATCACGCCTTCAACAGTATCTTTATCTATTCTTTTGCCTTGCTCTATTCCATATTGAAATGCAGTTATCAAGACATTGTCTATTAGGTCAACGCCTTGGTCTTCTAAATTCTCAGCCAAGCAGTCTCTGCTAAACCTCACGTCCGGCTGAATCACATCACCAAAAACACGACACCCTTTATAATCAAAAGATAAATCAACGCCATCTTTCTGTTTGTAGGATTTTCTTAGTATTCCTGCCAAAGGTGACAATAACTTATCAATGTCTGCTGTATCGCCATCTTTATTCCAATTCTTCATCCTTCCTCTCCTCCTCTGGCTGGGGTAGGTAGTTCTTTCGAAGACGGTAGCTCACTCCAAAAATCAACCTCCCCCTCGTTAACATAAATAGTTGTATATTCATCCCAGTTATCTTGTTTCTCGTACCATCCTTCCTGTAAATAATATATACCGTCTTCCTCACGATATTTAACACATAAGCAAGGATCATCTTCTGATGGAAAACTATATTGCTCAACGAAACACCCAACAATCAGTCTGCGATTACCATGACTGTTAACGTAAGTTGCTAAAACAAATTTCCCATTTTCCGGCATATGACAATTAATACTAATCCCCCCCCCCCACATACCTCTAAAGATGTACAGTTAACATCACTCATTACATAGATCTCCAATTCATGATTATAATGCTACGTTATGTGCGCTATAGGCAACTAAACCGGCGATAGAAATCGTTATCCCTATGACAAAGTAATAATATAGGACTACAATTTCAAATAGAAGGATCATTGTTTTCTGTTTCTTTTTATTTTCCTTATCATCTAAATGCTCTGAAATTGTATATGTAGATATACCAAGTATAATAATCGCTCCAAGTAGTGCAAAAAGTACTATCGCTGAATATATTGATAACATAATTATTACTCTCCCATTGGGATGACTAAAAAGTTATTCTCTGCACAGATACTGCTGTAATCAGAGTTAAGCAACACAATACCGCCTTTACCTTCGCACTTATCGACAAAACTCTTATTGTCATTGAAATCTTGAGCTTTCAACATCATGAAGAATATGACCATTAAAAAACCAACCGCCATTGCTAAAATTTCTCTCATACTACGCTCCTGATATATTCATCTACGTTATGTTTAATCACTTCGAATTCGATTACCCATACACCTGGTATTCGCCTACCTTTATGGCTGGTTTTTTAGTCATTATTTTCCCCTAATAGTTAATTGATATGTGTTTAATCTTTTTATCCGAAATAAGATTTATTAATTACTCAAATGTGGCCTTATCATAATTATTTAAAATTAATTACCGCATGGCTTCTCTTTCAATCTTGCCTCGGTGCGCTTTTTTTGCCTTTTTAGCATCTTCTTTCTTACGTTCAGATTCTTCTCGTTCAGCCTTTAATTTTTGTTCACGCTCAAATCTTTTCTCGTTCATCCTTTGCCGCCTTTATGTTTGCAAGTCTTCACTATTACGTTTGTCTGCTACTATTGAATTAAGTATTTGTTGATGTTCTGGCGTTAGTCTTGTCAGTACAAAGTTTAGTGTCCATTGACTATAATCCTCAACAATTTCAGTTACACCATCATCATCGCTTGAATCAATTAATTCACGGAGGATATCGATTGATGCGTTTAACTGTCTTGCAGCTTCGTTACTTTCTTCTACTTTTGCCTTATTCCATGAACCAATTTTTCCTCTTGGTGGCTTTTCTACTATCCCATCACCTATATGTAGTTGTGCTTCTGGGTCAAGAGAACACATTAAAGTATATAAATTCAGACTATCTTCATCATCAATGCACCGTTTAAATTCCAGCAATTCTTTATTTGTGTAAGACGCTAGCAATGGCGGCGCTTTATCGAATTCAATGCCCTCATGTTCGTTTATAACGTCGATAGCCTGGCCTAATTGTTCTGTGCCCTTTGAAGGAGGAAGTGTCTTGAAAGCGCGTTTTATGACGGTTTTCTTGACCATTTCAGTGTAATACTTGACCCAGACATTATTATCATAAGTCCATCCACCTTTTTGAATGGCTGATTTGTACGCCTCTGAATCATCTCGTATTTTATTTACATCGGTAATGGGCATAGTTTCTACCAGTACGCCGCCGTCCATTAATAGCGCCATTGCATAAACGCCTTTTAATTCGCCTCTGTCTCCAAACGGATCGGCTGTGAATTTAGGTGCCTCATGGAAACCGTGATATTCAAAGTCATCGCTCTCATATATTAACTCAGCCTTAACCGCTTTAATTATTCCTGTGTCAGTAGCAAGTTTTATTAAACCCCTATAAGAAATATCCAAACAAATTGTCATTTCCTTCTTTATTTTTCGAGGCACTAAGTAAGCGTATTGCATTGCGGGATTAAGGGAAATGCCGATTGCCGCAACATTAGAGATAGCAGACTGTAAACTATCTGGATTTAGTCTCGCAGCGTTCAGAGTGTAATCGTTCTTGATTAATTGCTGTTTGGCGAATTCACATTCTTTGACAAAATCAAGGCGGTTAAAGCAATTTTCATTTAGTTTAGTGAATTGTACTTCCTGCCTACCAATAAAGGCTGTGACATTTTCAACAACTTCACTTACCTCTAATTCACTCATAAATAGTTACCCCGTGATTTAAATGACTGGTTTATGTGGTTATCTGTGTTAGTGGCTTCCATAAGATTGCTACTGGTTCTCATCTATCATTTCTTCCATGATGTTCCAAGGTACTTCGTTTGAGATGTCGGTATCACCTAAATAAACCGCTAAATCACCATCATAATCACGTATCCGTATGGTTGATTCGAACATCCCAAATACCGTACCGTCAAACTCTGCTAATAACGTGTAAGAGGGCTTTTTAACCAGTTTAGGCGCTCGTTTATGGGTTATATCGATTCCTGCCTTACAGCCAGCCACATAAACAGCATTGATATTTTTTACTGTATCATCAAAATTACTATTTAAATCACCCTCTAAGCTAAGTATATGGTTCATTTTTTATCTCCAGTTGTGTATTTACAATATAGACGTTCGTTATGAACGCGTCAACTATATATTTGAACGAATCTAACTATTTTAATAGTTGACATTATTATTTTAACCTCTATTATATAGGCTTACAAAAAGGAGAAACGAGCATCCAAACACTTAAACAGCTTCGTAAGCGGCTAAAAGCTTATAAAAAAAGGAGCCGATATACCTGGCGTGATATTTCCTTAATTAGTGACATTGGGATCGACTGGTTAAAGAAGTTCTCTAGCGGTACTGGCGATGATTACCATCATGCATACTTATTGAAGCTATGGAAGTTCCTTGAAAGAAAAGAAAAACATTTAAGTAAAAATAAATGAAATGGTTTAAGCATGATAGTAATGCAAATAATGACCCGAAATTAAAAAAAGTATTAATGAAGTATGGGGCAGACGGGTACGCGTTGTACTGGTATTGCCTTGAGTTGATAACCGAGCCTATAGACAAGGCTCATATTACTTTCGAATTAGAGCATGATGCTGAGATATTGGCTAACGAGCTAGGTATTGACACGCTACGTGTGGAGCAAATAATGAAGTATTTTGTTACTCTTAAATTATTCGAGATTAGTCCAGAAAATAAACAGATTACATGTATGAAGTTAGCAAAAAGACTTGAGTATTCGGCCGTGAAAAATCCGGCATTGAAAGAAATACAAAATATATTGTCAGAGACAATCCCGGACAATCTCGGACAATCTGTGCCAGATAAGACTAGATTAGATAAGACTAGATTAGATAAGACTATAAAAGAAGATACAAACCTATTGTTTACGGAATTTTGGTTGTTATATCCACGAAAAGAAAACGGAAAAAAGGCTGAGATTACTTTCAATCGGTTGTCTGGTAAAAACCAGCTGCTGGCAATTAACGACATTAAGACCAGGTACAAAAATACTGAAAGAAAGTTTATTCCGCTTCCAACAACTTATCTGAACGGAGAAAGATGGGACGATGAGCTACCAAACAACACTAAACAAACCCAGATACAGAAGACGATCCATGCCTTCAAAAAACATCTTGAAGATAGTTGAAACAGAACTGTTTAAAACAGTATCGATCTGTTTAATCGAGATGCAGGAACGACGTTTGGACTTTACACCGCGCCCTGAGGACATGCCCTCGACAGCTGAGATAATGACCAAAGATCTATTCCGTGATGGGTACACTGATGATGATTGTATTCGCATCAGAGACGCAATCAATTTGGCAGGCAGAAACTACCCACGATTCCCTACTTTGTTTCACGTAAAACAATTTATAAAATCAACAACTCGAATAGAATACGAAAAAGAAGAATCAACCAAAAAAATCGAAATGAGTGACGAGGCGAGGGAGAAGGAGCGCCAGAAAAGGATCGCTAATAAAAATAAGGCGATGAAGGAAATAAATAAAATTCTTAGTAAAAAAACAGATCTAGAAAAAAAGATTAGCAATGAAGATAATTCGCGACGCAAAGGTGTTCAAAATTTTATTAAAAGACACCTACACGATGAGGATGCGAAAGATGGATAATATATACCAAGAAGATACGGAAAAATTATCAGAAAAAGCAGCGTTATAACAAATGTTAGAAGCTTACATAAGACTAGAAGAATTAGGTTGTAAGGAAGCTAGTTACTGTCCGAAAGACGGAAGATTTTTTATAGAAACAGGAGAAGACAGATTGAAGGATCAAGATGGCACTTCATCCTTGACATCATAACTATCAGTACCTATACTTAATTATGACAAATAAAGCCGACACAACTTATAGAATTAAGCAACATCAAAAAGGTTTAAAGCAGTTTAAGCGTTGGATAAAGCCCGGTCTATTCGAGAGAGTTGACAAGTACATTAAAAGAATCAGTAAAGGAGAGTAAAATGATCGTTATACGGAAGATAGTTATAAGTCTTATTCTCCTACTGAAACGTTTGATAGCGGATACGCAAGTATTTAATATTTCAGGTTAGATAACTAGAGGGAAGTGATAATGATAAACGCATATCATAACAAACAATCTGTGAAAGACATGTTTATTAATCGCATGTTCGCGCACATGGATGCTGATGAATTAGTTAGAGGGGTTGGTTGGGAAACAAATGGCACATCGAAAGGATGTGCTGTTGGCTGCACCTTAGATAGCTATGTACATTCTGCTTATGAGTCTGAAATAGGGTTGCCCGAATGGGTGGCTCATCTTGAAGACAGGCTGTTTGAAGGTGTGAGCTATGAATACTCAAAATATTTTCCACTTAAATTTTTAAAAGTCATTTCTGTCGGCACATCTGAACACGAGTTTGATAAAATCAAAGCTAGGTTTTTAGTTTTTATTCTTAAGGGAAATATTGATCGTGTTGAGAAATTAGATTTATCATTCGAATTAAACAGTAGGGTTATTGATGCGATTAATAAATGCCTGTCCGTTCAAGAGCAAGCCTCTATCACAGGTAAAATAGATGAGAGTGCGGAGAGTGCGGCGTGGAGTGCGGCGTGGAGTGCGGCGTGGAGTGCGGCTAGGAGTGCGGCTAGGAGTGCGGCTAGTGCGGATAGTGCGGCTAGGAGTGCGGCTAGTGCGGCTAGGAGTGCGGCGTGGAGTGAGGCGAGGAGTGCGGAGAGTGCGGCTAGGAGTGCGGAGAGTGCGGCTATTAGTGCGGCGGAGAGTGCGGCTAGGAGTGCGGAGAGTGCGGCTAGGAGTGCGGAGATTGCGGCTAGGAGTGCGTCGTGGAGTGCGGAGATTGCTGATAGGAGTGCGGCTATGAGTGCGGCGGAGAGTGCGGCGGAGAGTGCGTATGAAAAATATGCTGATTACTTTATAGAGTTATTAAATAATTCCAAAGCGTTTGAGTAAACAGGTTAGATAACTAGAGGTATGACGACAAACCTTATGCTGCCTAAAGTTGTTCCTATATCCCCTCTGCCTGAATGGTTAGATGCTGAGTTATGGAATGATTTTATAAGCTATAGAAAAGAAATAAAGAAGCCGATGACACCAACGGCTATAAAAAGGATGTTGATGCGATTAGGGAGACTTGTTGAAGTGGGAGTACATATTCAGACAATGATTGAAAACAGTATAAATAGTGGTAAGTGGTCTAATGTTTATTTTGTAAAAGATGAGAAAGCAGATGAATAACGCAACATCAATAAATCAGAACAGTGGTAATTCAGAATACTTCACCCCGATTAATGTCGTCGAAGCCGCAAGGGAAGTGATGGGATGTATTGATCTTGATCCTTTCAGTTCAGCAGAAGCGAACAAAAGAATAAAAGCTGCTGCTTACTTCTCAAAAGAAGTTGATGGGCTAAGTAAGTGTTGGTTTGGCAATGTCTGGATGAACCACCCTTATGGTAGAAAACTCAATAAGGATTGTATCAGGATGTTAATTAAATCTTATTATCACGAGAACATTAGCCAGGCTTGTTGCATCACCTTCGCCGCAACATCTGAAAAATGGTTTCAGCCTCTTTTATATTTTCCTCAATGCTTCCTGCATCCAAGAACAAATTATTACTTTCCTGACGGAACGCTTAAAAAAGGCGTAACTAAAGGGAGTTGTGTGACCTATTTGGGTGACAACATAGATAAATTCATTAAAGTATTTGACGGAAAGTTTGGCAAAGTAAAGATATGACCGTAAAGGTGTGGACAGATGGGTAACGAACTACCGTGTGAACAAGCATATTAAACTAATCAGCAAAGGACAAAAGAAATGACAACCGCATATCATAACAATCCAGAAGAGAAAAAACGTGCTGTTAAACGCGCCATTCATCACAAAGAGGCTGCCATGTTGATTAGTGGCACATATGGAGAATTTGATGGTAAATTCAAAGGCTGTTCTGTTGGCTGTGATGCCTATGATATCACTGGCGCGGTACAAATATCTCCCCACTTGATTACGGCTAAATATTTTGGGTTCCCTGAATGGGTGGAAAGACTAAGGGATAGAATTTACGAAGGGTTGCCCCAAGCTAAAAAAGATGGTTGGCATGTTTCTTTAAAAAATGCGACCCCTGTCGGTTTTGACGAGAAAGGATATGAGATGGTAAAAGCTAAGTTCCTTATCTTTGTTTTAAATAGTATTTTAGAGTTGCTTTCCGATAGTCTTTATGAAGAAAAAAACGATGTTATAAAGCTGGCGAACGAGTCTAAGGCGGTATGGGCTAATTATTTAAAAACAGGCGTTTTAGATCGCGTCGCTGCCGCTACCTCTGCTGCTGCCGCTTACGCTACCTCTGCCGCTGCAGCTTACGATACCTCTGCCGCTGCCGCTTCCGATGCCGCTTACGCTACCTCTGCCGCTGCAGCTTACGATACCTCTGCCGCTTCCGATGCCGCTTACGCTACCTCTGTTGCTGCAGCTTACGCTGCCGATGCCGCTTACGCTACCTCTGCCGCTGCAGCTTACGCTGCCGCTTACGATACCGCTGCCGATGCCGCTTACGCTACCGCTGCCGCTGCCGCTTACGCTACCGCTGCCGCTTACGCTGCCGATGCCGCTTACGCTGACGATGCCGCTGCTAAGGCATATGAAAAATATGCAGATCATTTTATTCAACTGCTGACTAATGCATAAAGTCGTTTCTATAGCCGCTGCCTCTGCCGGTACCGCTTACGATGCCGCTGCCGCTGCTAAGGAGTATTTAGAATGTTTTCAATGATCCAGAAAAGAGAGATAGCAGATAAAATATGGCGAGAAAGACCAGGAACAGATTAATCTGCAAATAAAAAATGACCAAACTTAGCGAACAGCATTTTAAATCCTTACATGTGTACTGTAAAAAACTAGCAGAAGCATTAAACGATGCTGGATATGATTTTAAAAAGTTCCTTGAAGTTGCTGAATATAAGCTTGATGTGCCTTGGACGAAGGATTTAGTAAAAGAACAGTTATGGAGAGTAGTACAAGTAGCTCAAACGGAGAAGCAAAGCACTACAGAGATTATTCCTTATGAAGCACTTCAAATATACGAAATCGTGAACAGTCGGGTCGCAGAATTAACAGGTGTGTCTGTTGAGTGGCCGAATGAAAAAAACAGGAGAGATTAAATGAATCCTAAACAAAAGCGCATAGCATCCCCTAAATGGACTCAATCATCCCAAGACCAGCCCTGTACCTTTAACCTGCCTGATATCTGTTCTTATGACCCCGAAACGACCGTTTTCTGCCATGCCTCAAGCAATACTAAGGGAATGGGGATTAAATCAGACGATATTTGGGGGGCAGATGGATGTTATAAATGTCATTTATTGGTTGATAATATAGCCAATTTTTACAAAGCAGGATTTACACGAGAAGACCATCTAATGTTTTGGAGCAGGGCTATTCATCAAACATTAAGGAATCGATATGAAAGAGGGGTTTTAATTGTTAAAGCATAAATTCAATGCAAAGCCAACAACGATCAATGGGATTCGTTTCGACTCCAAGAAAGAAGCTAAATATTACATTGAATTATTAATTAGAAGAGATCAGCTAAAAGAGATTGTTTTCTTTTTAAGGCAGGTTCCTTTTCATTTGCCAGGAAACGTGAAATATGTAGTAGATTTTCAGGAATTTCATGCAGATGGAACAGTGCATTTTATTGATGTTAAAGGCATGAAGACAAAAGACTTTATTATGAAAAAGAAGATGGTTGAAGATTTATATCCAGTAGATATAGAGATAGCATAGAAGCATTAACTAAGATATAGGAGATGGATTATGGTTGGTTTAAAAAAAGACATAGCTTGTAGTGCAAAGAAATCAATAGAAAAATTAAAATTAATAATAGAATTAGGCTCTAAAGAATCAATTAAAACAACATCGGATGGTAATATTATATACAAGTTAATCGGTTATGATGGGGTTGAAAGGGCAAAAAAAACTATAGAAAATCTTATGCGTCCTTGGGGTAAAGATGAATTACAGAAGGTATTAAAAAATATAGAAGAATTGGACAAGAGACTTCATGTGTTTCTTGCCAAGCAAATAGAATCCAGAATCAGCACCTCATTACTAAAAAAGGCAAAAATGGCGAAGATAGATATGCATTATGGACAATAAAACACATTGGCTTTGTTTTATGAACGAGAAACCATGAAATGGCTAGTTGTACATCTTCGCGCTGACCGGGAATACCAAGCTAGAGATGAGTTAGAAAATCACTATCCAGGAAAGGTTTATTTGCCGGAAGTAGAGCGAGATAGACGGCGCAAAGGGAAGAATAAAAGCATTATGGAGCCGTTATTCCCGGCCTATTTATTTCTAAAGGTAGGGGACGACGAAGATTGGTCGATGGTAACTAAATCACGTAATACTATAAAAATAGTTAAATTTGGTGATTATGCGCCATGCGTTGATGATAATTTTATTAATGATTTTATGCATTACGATAGAACGATGAAGGTAGATTATGAGAAAGGGGATGCGATATTTATCAATAGTGAAGCATTCATAAACGTACCGGCTATAGTAAAATTGCCAGGAAGGGAGAGAATTGGAGTACTAGCGGATATTCTAGGAGTTAAACGTACTTTGATGGTTAATAGAACAGAATTAAGCATAGAACCTATATAGGATAATATTATGGATTTTAAAAAATATTTAAACGCAGTAGCTTATATTGCCGAAAGTGATATTGAAGATGATTGTAAAGAAATGCGCTCTGAGCTTGAGAAAATGGATAAAGAACTAACAGACCTCAAAGAATTGATTGGGGAGTGCAAACCCTACTTAGACAGGATAGTTGATTCCCATATTGTTAGTACTCTTGCAAATACTGACTCATTAGTGGGGAAGTATAAGAATGACGTAGATATTATCCTCAATAAAATAAAGGAGATGACTATATGTCAACAATTAGTTGGCAAATCATTTTTGAAAAGTTAACCAAATTGTACTCTTTAAGAAATAACTGGGATGGTGAAGGTGCAATCTCTCCAGATTATGATTCAGTAGGGAGCGCCGATAGATATCTAAGAAATATGTATCAACAAGATGAACTTGCGCCTACGAATATTTCTGCTTCAACTGACGGAGTAATCGTTATTGAGTTTCAGTATGATGATGGGTATACCGAAATTGAATTTTGCTCACCTACAAAAGCAGAATGGATGAAGGTTGAAGGTGAAAACGAGCCTGAATATGGCCATCTAAATATTAATCCAAATTACGTTTTTGCAAGTTATTCTCCTACACAAACACCATACTCTGCATTAATTACTGCGTCTGTGTCTAAGGAGAAAATAGATGAATAAATCATTAAAACAATTTCTATCATTGATATATATAATTAAATCAATTAAACTAAATAGAGTTGTGTCAAAATCCACGCTTTAGATTACTAGCGGTGGCTGCCGGTTGCCTGCCTTTGACAATGGCTGAATTAATTGGCATAAGGCGGTACAACTCCCCCTAAATAAAGTGACAGGAAAGAATAATGCCTAGATATTCGCGTTCTTCTCTTAATAATATATCAACTTGTCATGCAAGGTTGCAAAAAGTATTTTCTAAAATAATTCAGGATTTCGACAACACGATATTACAAGGCCATAGGAACGAGCAAGACCAAAATAAAGTCTTTGACGAAGGCAAATCCCAACTTCAATGGCCTAACGGTAATCACAACGCCACACCCTCAAATGCAGTAGACGCTATCCCTTACCCTATCGACTGGAACGACAGAGAAAGAATGTCTTACTTTGCCGGGCAAGTTATCGCCACAGGGCGAGAAATGGGAATAGAAATACGTTGGGGCGGGGATTGGGCGCAAAGTACTATTTTGTCTGATAATAGCTTTGATGACCTTGTGCACTTCGAGTTAGTCTTATGATATTACGCTGCACAAAATGCAACGAAGATAATCAGAAAAAGAATAACCTTTATTGGCCTAATTCATTTGATGATTTAGTCAACTTTTAAATTATCTAATTGACCCTATTTATGTTATAATTAAATTGCTCAATGTCGAGCTTATCAATAGGTGATAATTATGAATAAAACCCTCCATAATAGAGACATATCAGGCGCTAAACAAAATGTTAAAGATATCAATGTATTTGGCAACGGCGATCTATTTAAGTTAATCAGCAAAGCCTCATCCAAAGATGAGGGGTGGATGAAGTCAACCAAAGCAATGTATATTGATGGAGTTGGCTGCATAGTGCAGGTGACAACGCAGCAAGGTGACAATGTTGCGGAGGCACTCACTTTTGTTCCAGGGGCACGAATTGAAGGTGAGAAACAAGATCGGCGCATAGTCTCTATTTAAATTTAATAGCCCGGACGGAAACTGAAGGGCTTTGAATTAGTCCGTGAATAGCCTCTAGGGAGGCAGGAGGCGTGTATTATGCGCCGCTACCTTATTATATTGTTAGTTATCGCCACATCCCTTGTGGTACCAAGCCCTATGGTTAGGATAACAGGTCATGGAATAACAGACCATGGCATGAAAAATAAAATTATGGGAATGATTCCAGTTCAAGTTCCAGGAACAATATCAAACGAAGCATTCGGAAAGAGAATTATCCTTAATTATCAACCATATTAAATATGCTTGAACTATACGAACCTCCTGCCTATACAGCAGCAGATGTAAAGACACGTAAATTAGTTTGTAATGGTTGTGGTGCAGCCGGGGCAAAGTTTGATTTTGTTCCTGATAAAATATGGGGTTTATCAATTACCCCCGCATGTGATATCCATGATTGGATGTATCATTTTGCTAAACCGGATATTAAGGATAAAGTTAATGCAGACAGGATATATATGAATAATATGTTAAGAATAATCGAGAAAAAAGGCGGGTGGTTAAAGGGTTGTCGACGGAATAGAGCGTTATTTTACCTTAAGATGGTTGAAAACTTTGGTGGACCTGCCTTTTGGGAAGGCAAAAATAAGCCTATATTAACAGAGCCTTAGAATGGAAAAAGAAACAGAAACAGCCAAATGGCACCTCCGCAAAGAGGTATCAATAACTCATCTCATAACAACTGTTTTTGTAATTTTCGCTGTTATGAAATTTGGTTATGACATGTCAGAGAGCGCGGCGGTTCTGGAAGAAAAAGTAAGGCAAAATACTTTTTTAATTGCTGAGTTAAAAACAGACCTAAAAAGTGACTTAAAAGGCATTCATGGCAAATTAGATAGGCTAATAGAAAGGGGGTTAGTAATAAATAACTAATGAAACTATTAAATACTAAGTTAGTTATGGGTTTCTCTAAGCAGATACTACTACTAATTTTTGCTTTATCAGTCGTTGGTTGCGCTAATAACCCCAACAGAGCGTGATGTACTTATATTGACGGTGCCGATCGTCGCAAGAGCTTTTGTAATAAATATAAAATAATTTGAGCGATTTATTGTAAATAGTGTTATGCTACGACCTTCCAACTGAAGGTGCAATGATTCGATGATTACAGAAGACCAAGCAATAGAGCAAGACGCGGTCGATGAATAATAGAGGTGTCTTAAACCCTGAAATGCTGCTTACAGCACGTAATTATAAAGGGTGCAGTCAGACTCAATTAGCGGGGAAATGTAAAATTTCTCAAGCGTTTTATAGTAAAATAGAAAGCGGCGTGTCTATTTTAAACAGTGATGATTTATTGATTGAAAAGTTATCGTCAGAGCTTGGTTTCCCTCAATCATTTTTCTTTAAAAATGCGCGAGCATTAGGAGTTCCTGCAAGTTTTCATGAGATGTACCGGAAGCCAAAATCTGTAAGCGGCAAGAAGACACTATCCAAAGTATCTGCTGATCTAACAATAAGAATGCTGTGCGTGTCGAAACTTCTTGATTCTATCGAGATAGAACCAGAGCTTCAATTACTGCAATATGATGTAGAAGATTACGGAAATGATGGTGCCGCAGTTGCAAGAATGGTGAGGCTGGATTGGCTGGTTCCAGACGGGCCTATTAAAAATCTTACTGAGCTTGTTGAAAAAGCAGGAATCATAGTTTTCCCTTCATACTTTTCTGCTCCGAGGGTTGATGGCGTTACTGTGAATGTTTCCGGCTTGCCTCCAGTCATATTTCTTAATAATGTAAGCCCATCTGATCGAACACGATTTTCTCTTGCCCATGAGCTTGGCCATGTCATCATGCACAAACAAATGTCAGGAACTATGGAAGATGAAGCCAATGCTTTTGCATCGGAATTACTTATGCCAGAAAAGGAAATGAGGACAGAATTTAGTAATAGGATTGATTTGAAAGAGTTGGCAAGACTAAAGAGGATAAGAAGAGTGTCGATGGCAGCTTTATTGTACAAGGCGAGCCATATGGGGAAACTGACTAGCAACCAATCCTCTTATCTATGTAGGCAAATATCGAAGTATAGAGTTGATGAGCCAGAATCAAACAAATTTGAGAAAGAAGCGCCAAATACTTTAAGTAGCATATTAAAACTTTTTGTGGAGAAACTTGACTACTCGACGAAAGATTTTTCGGAGGCGTTTGACCTTTGGGATGATATGACAAAAATCGTTTTAGAAAATCTTCTGCCGCGAGAACGGAAATTAAAACTAGTCGTTGGATGATTGATTATTACTTTTCGATATAATAAAATCCTTATGTCGAAAACATAGATAGAATTTGACATAAACCTATAGGTTAAGAGTGTCAGGAAATCACGCAAGAGCTTTCAAGAATAAGCAGATACGCCAAGAGGAGCTTAGGGAGAAATTAGCAGCCCAATGTGGTGTTCAGCATGCTCTTAATTTGATTGAAAAAATAGAAGGGTCAACAGAACCCTTTGACCTTCAAAAGTATAAGGCATCCTTTGACTGTAGAATGAAGCTAATAAACAAATATTTACCCGAACTCAAGGCCACTGAGATTAGTGGGGATGTTGATAAACCATTGAGGGTTTCGCTGCTAGAGTTTGATGAGTAAAATAATAGCGGTTGTCTATTCTACGCTGTTTGTCTTAGCTTTAAGTTTTGCGCTGCACTGTCTTTCTACATAAGCACTTATCCACAATTTTTATTTATAATGTAACGCCATATTAGGCCAACCAAAGAAACTGTTAGACTAACAGAAAAGGAGATGATTATGGCTAGACCCGAGTACGTCCATACAGATATTGAGATTGCATCAATTGCGATAGGACAACTTACCGATGTTGAAGAAGGTTTATCAGTGTTAACCGATGATATTGAGAAATCTCTTTTAACTTTAAGAGAAATAAAGAATCGTCTTGACCGGGAAATCAGGATGTCCAGTAAATACTGGCAAGATAATGTGGCTCGTGAGAAGCCTCTTGAGAAGAAAAGATATGAATAAATCTGACAAGGCTTTTGAGAAGTGGGATGTACTAGCACGCCCGCATGAACACCATGACCACCGTTGCTTTTGACGGAGATACCCTTGCGACAGACAGTCGATGCGTAGGGGATTATATTGATGATAATGTTAAGAAGTTATTTTTGGTTGGCGAAACGTTTTATGCTGTAGCCGGTAGTCTCACGGAGGTGTTAGCCTTTATTAACTGGCGAGAGAGCGTCCACATAGATTCTGAGAAGACTAACGAGAAGCCTAATATACAGAGCGATATCAGCGTGATTGAAGTGGTTGGCGGCGATGTTTTTTTTTGGGAAAAAAATTGTGTTCATGTGCCGTGTTCCGTCCCGATTGCCATTGGTTCTGGTGCATCCTTTGCGATGGCCGCGATGTTATGTGGCAAAACTGCAATTGAAGCAGTGGAGATTGCAAAAAAATTAGATGAGAACAGTGGCGGGGAAGTGCAGTTTGTGCGTGTAAGTGGGCACTAATGGATACAAAATGAAACAACACGTTATAAATCGCTACAAAAAGTGATTATTTTTAATAAATAGTCTATATTTAGCACTAAATTATAGTGAGCACTAACTAACATGGCCAAGATACCAGTAATCCGACGTGGCGAGTCGTTACCTTTTGAATTTGATAGGGGCGGGAAAAGCATTGATGGCTATGTTTGCACCATCTCCGTCAAGCAATACCCCGATGATATACCTAGCGTTAGTCGGGTGGTGGAGCCTACAGATGACGTTTGGTCTGGATTTTTAACTCATACCGAGACTGCTAGCTTAGGTATTAATGGCTTATGGATAATTCATGCAAGGCTTGTGCGATCAGAAACAGATCAAGAGGAGGCTGAGCCAGTTCGATTTAACATCTCCCAGTCTTGGGACGAAGATGAGATTATATTTGACCCAAGTTGTTTTATCACTGTGGTCGACTCCGATAGTGTCAACCACGTTGTCCCGTCAACTGTCGTCTAAGGGGTATATTATTAATGGCAGATTATGAGATTTTATCGTTAAATCCAACGGCTCAAGTCGAGGAGCCTACCGCGCAGATAGTCTCACCGACGGCAACAGACAGAGGTAAGTTGGTGCCAGGCGCATTAATCTCTGGCGTACCCGACTCAGCCTCAGCAGAGGGATGGTCTATTGATACACCGTTGTATACGGCAGCAGGTGCAAAGTTACTGGTTATAAAGAACAATGGTGTCGAGCAGTTTTCAATCGATTTAAATGGGGCATTAGATGGGCAGTTATTGTCCAACGCGCCCGATGGGCCAACGTCCGTAGCTTGGACATTGGACGGGCCGGACTATACAGATGCTGGCTCAAAGTTGTTCTCGTTAAAAAATAACGGTGTAGAGAAATTCTCCGTTGATTTAAACGGAATACCGACATTCCCTGGCAGTAGCAGCGTTGTCCCGGCCAATCAGATTGTTATTAATCAAGAGTCTGATTTTGCAAATCAGGACGCCACAACAATCACGCTCGAAAACGGCAAGGTATATTTGTTTGGCGAGAGTGTAACGACATTTAAACGATTTATAATCAACGCCGGTGATGGTGTGACATTGACGGGTACTGGTTTGCTCGCGCCTACCCTGACGTACGCGGGTACTGGGGATATGTTTACGGTCACTGATGCTGCTTTTGAGATAATCTCGTTAAGAATGACCAGTCCACTTGCGGCACAAACATTTGTATTGACCGCGCCGAGTTCTGTCAATACACAAAGTTTTAACCTGAGTTACTGTATTTTTGAGCAAGCCAATAAGCTTGGTACGTTAACGAATCTTAATTCGATTGTTATCCGTGATATATCGTTCCAGGTACTTTTGGACGGGTTTAGTATGATTGAGACAGGGAGTGTCGATCGGAGTTTATTTAGTTTTGCCGAGTGTATCATGGTGGGTGTTTCTGCCTCAGCAGTTTTATTTGACTTAACCGATGTTACTTACATTAGCATTTTGTTTCGCAATGCTTCTTTATTCGCAGCTGTACCCGGGGTTGTCGGTATATCCGGATTAATTGACAGTGGTAATGTGCCCGTTGGTACTCAGGGCGGGATACAGAGTATCCAGTTTTTAGGGCAAATCACGCCCTTGGTAAATATAGATCCAATGGATTTACGTTGGGAGGTGACTGACTCATCGCCCATCTCTAATAGTACACGGTCGGTTGATGCTTATTTGAGTGCGACACAAAACGTGGTTATTGGTACACAAAGTGCTTTTGTCCCTATTGGTGGGACTAATTGGCTAACCGACGTTAATGACCGTTTTACCGTGGATACCGATGGCTTAATAACTTATGTCTCCCCTATCCCCTCTAAATGCCAGGTCTTAATGTCTTCCTCACTTGCCAAAGATGGCGGAGGAGGAGGAGAGCAGATTGATCTCGCGATAGCGATAAATGACACAGTGATTGTCAAAACGATAACCAGCACTAAAAACTCAGATCCGTCGTCCTTAACAAGCATAGGATTATTTGACCTTAGCGAGACGGATACGATACAGGCTTACGTAACAAACCAGGATGGGACTACTGATATCGATGTATTTTCTTGCTCAGTAATTATCATCAACGGATTCTAGGAGGATTTAAATGAGTAAAACAGAATTTGACCAATCCATTATATTTACCCTAAAAGGGCATGAGGGTTCGTATCAATCGGTACCCTTTACCGGTACATCAGCAACAAGCGCGTCGATACAGGGCGGGATAAGACCTGTGTTTGTGCTCTTGTATGCAGACCAAAACTGCCATGTTCGTTCTGTCGACCCCGCTTCGAGTGCCGTTGCCACCGTAACAGATACGTTTTTGCCCGCCAATGTCCAGGTACATTTTTCATTCGAACCCGGGACTAAAGTGAGTGTTATTAGTGATGGGGTTGACGGTACCCTGCATGTCTCCCCGGTGTCATAAATAAAATAAATGTATCGCTATAGTTATACCTACGGCTCAGGCGGTGATGTTGCTGCTGACCTACCGATTAAAACTGGCCTGCAATTATGGTTAGATGGGGCCGACGAAAGCACGATTACTAAAGCTGTCGATAACACTGTTAGTTTGTGGGAGGACAAAAGCATCAATAATAATGATGCCACACAAGTTGTGGGAGGAGACCAACCCTTTTTTATAGCAAACGCAATCAATAACAAAGGCGGTATAGATTTTAGTCCGCAAGTTAATTCTAAGTCCTTCATGGATTTAACGTCTGCCATAAATGGTGGCGACTTGACAGCAATCTGTGTTGTTGAGATAACAGCTATATCTTCAGCGGGTGTTATTTTAGCATCCGCCACCGTGAACAATCAGATTTTACGGTTTTATGATGATACCGGCACCTCGTCTACAATTGTTTCATACGATGGTGTAACCACAAATCTTTTTGTTTTCAGCGAATCGTTTATTGGCACCCCTGCTTTTCTTATTACAGAATTTAATAATACTGAGTCTTTAAATAAACTATACCTTGATGGCGACTTTCTTCAGAGTGTTACTTATGACAATAGTATTAACGTTGGCAGTGTAGCGCGATTAGCTGGCGGTGCTGCCACTCAAGAAGTAAAGATAGGCGAAATAATTGTTTACGATCGCATATTAGAATTATCTGAGTTACAACAAATATACAACTACATAACCCAAAAGTGGGGCATCACAATAACCCCTAACATTACAAATGTTGCAGGCAATGTACTGTGGCTAGACGGTCAAGATGATACTAAGCTTACCGATGTCGGCGGCGGTGAAATTAGTGACTGGGAAGATAAAAGCGGACTAAGCCATGATGTTACTCAGAGTGTTTCTTCTAGTCGTCCGATATTAATTCCAAACTCAATCAACGGACATCAAGCATTAGAGTTTGATGGCGAGGATGATTTTCTTGAAAACACATCTTTCCAAGATTTTAATGAAGTCAGTGTTTTTGCAGTTGCTAACTATCGTGATGTTAATACGGTTAATGAAATTATTTTAAGCATAACAGATGGTACGGCTATTTCTAATGGACCTACTCTTTTTCGTACCTTTGGGGCAACTACAGCCTTTACTAACAATGGTCTTAGCGATGGGATAATAGATCCTATTATTACGGATAAGGCGCGTATTTATACAGGTATTTCTAATGGAATAACACAACAGCTCTATATAGATGGAACATTAAAAGGAAGTTCAGAGTCAACAATTAGAATTAATCTAAACACCATAAACATAGGCCGTATTATGTCTGGTAGTGGCTCGCATTTAACAGGCCCCATCGGTGAAATTTTTATTTATAATCGCGCACTTCCTGATTCAGAACGTATTTTCATTATTAATTATTTAGCAAATAAATGGGACATCACTGTTTTTAATAATGATATTTCAAATAATATTATGTGGTTGGATGCAGTTGATAAAACAAGTGTGTCCCTTGTTGGCAGTGATGTTGTAGCTTGGCTTGACAAGAGTGGGTCAGGCCATGACGTAATACAAAATACGGGTAGCAAAAAACCGCAACTCGAAGATGCAGAAGTTGATGGTGCTATAAATGAAATGCCGACCGTTGTGTTTGATGGTGTTGACGATATTCTTATTAGCACATCGTTTCCAGATATAACAGAACTAACGATTATAGCCGTTGTACGATATGACGCTCCTGGTACTGACGTTCACGCCATTGAAATTACCGAATCGACAGTAGAAAACGACGCGATATTATTATATAACATAAATTCTAAGTCAGCCTTTGCTACCATGAGTAACGGAGGAACTAGAATTGAAATAGAAAAGGATGAGGCTCAACAACTTCATGTTTATACGGGAATTGTTGAGGCTCCTAACATGGAGTATTACGTTGAGAATATTTTGATAGGGAGTGCTGCTGTTGGGACATATACTTTCCCGTTAGACACTCTGTCTGTAGGGGGGAATTCATTTGGCGGAGTCAACTTAGATGGTGCCGTCGGCGAAATATTTGTATATGACCGTAAACTTAATACGACTGAACTAGAACCCGTTATCACGTATTTAGCCGACAAATGGGGCATAGTAAAACCGACAAACATTCCTAATAATATACTCTGGTTAGATGCAACAGATAGTACAACGATTACAGAAACAGATGGCGCAGTAAGTCAATGGAACGACAAGAGTGGTTTAGATAATCATGTAGTGCAAGCGACAGGAGCGAGCCAACCAAATTCAAAAGTATCAACTATTAATGGTCTAGCTTCTATTAAATTTGATGGCGTTGACGATGATCTTATTAACACTTCATTTCCTAATATAAATACATATTCAATTTTCATAGTTGGAGAATATGTAGGTACTACAGTTCAAACACTTCTAGAATTATCAAATGGCATTACTTCGTTCACAGGTGTTGTCTTTGATTACTTGCTAGGTACACAATCCTCAGTAACTACATCGGATGGCGTTCTTGTTGGTGTTGATCTTTTAGAAACGCCGAAGCTACGTATTTACACCGCTATATTAGATGGTGCTGATTTAAAATATTATGTTAATAGTGTCTTGCAAGACACGGATTCTGCTGGCCCTATTCCAGCTACGATTAGTGATTTAACAATAGGTTCTCTTATGGGGATTGATTTCTTAAAAGGATCTATTGGTGAAATTGCGATATATGACCGTGCATTATCTGATACGGAAAAAGATTATATACTTGATTATTTATCTGAGAAATGGGCTATTTTAGATCCAACACGTATTCAAGGAAATGTATTGTGGTTAGATGCGGCTGATGATGTGACTATAACTGAGACAAGTGGCGACGTGAGTCAGTGGGACGATAAGAGTGGGTTAGGAAATAACGTATTACAAGCTACACCAGCAGACCAGCCTAACTCTGAGCTAAATACGATTAATGGTATTCCTGCTATTGATTTTGATGGTGCAAACCATGAATTAAAAATGACCACCTTTCCTGCGCTAACTAAATTTTCTGTGTTTGTTGTTGCTAGGTATGACTCAGTTGGTGCAAACCAAACTATCTTCGAGTTATCGCCAACAGTTGGCTCAAATAACGGGGTAAAGTTTTACTATAATGACGTAGCTAACGCTTCTAGAGTTTTAGTTGAGGAAGCAGGAGAACAAAAAATAGTAAGCCGAACAGAAGATGCAAAATTACATATTTATGCGGCGACACTCGATGGTTTTAATTTGCGTTACTATCTTGATGAGTTTGATTCCGAGGTAGCGACAATAGCGTCGGGAATATTAAGTAATACAATCGCTAATTTAGTCGTGGGCGGACTTAACGATACTTCATCACAGAAGTTAAAAGGCACTATTGGTGAGATTATTATTTATGACAGGTTACTTTCAGAATCAGAAAGAGAAACTCGGTTTGATTATTTAGAAAGGAAGTGGTCTGTTTTTGATGTGCCCAGCGTTACCAGCAAAGTTTTATGGTTGGATGCGAGTGACAGTTCTTCGATAACAGAAACAGCGGGGGATGTAGAGCAGTGGGATGATAAAAGTTTTACTGGCAATGATTTAATACAATTAACAGCGTTAAATAAACCGACTATACAGTCAGGTTTCATAGCACCTGGAATAAATACCCTTTCTTTTGATGGGGTAGATAGTTTTCTGGTGGCCGCTGGTTTTACAATAACGAACGATATGACGATATTTTGTATAGCCAAGGTTATTGCTACTATAACAAATTCAGATTCCATACTCTCTATTGTTGGTTCTGATGTTCAGCTCGATGCTGGATCTAATGCAGGTGAGTTTTTTGCACGACTTTTTTCATCTGGGTCAGATCCTTCAAGCTCACCAATAGATCTTATCAATAAAAATATATTAATAACCTATAGAAATGATACCTCTGCTGATACGTTAGAGCTGAGAATAAATGGGGTGCTTATAGACAGCGAAGTAAGTTTTACTGCTATTGCGTCCACTAATTCATTATACCTCGGTCAGAATCGTGGCGGATTTACCATGTTGGACGGAGATATAGGCGAAATCATTATCGCTAATACCGATCTGCCGGACAGCACTATTTTAGAGATAGAAAATTACCTCAGTAATAAATGGCGCATACCTTTGATTGGGATATAAATCATGGCAGGAAACACAGGAAACATTGGCGGACAGTTAGGGAACCGAAACTCAGCAAAAGGACGCGAGTGGTCTGATGCTGTCCGAAAGGTGGCAAACGAAGAATGTCCAAAAAAACGAAGAAAGCGACTGATTAATATTGCCTACACGCTTATCGAGATGGCGGAAGGTGGAAACATGTCAGCGATTATTGAGATAGGTAATCGATTAGATGGGAAACCTATGCAATCAATCGAGGGAGATTTTAAACAAGAAATTACGAAAATCGAACGTGTTATTGTGAAACCGGATGATATTGAGACGGTTATCGAACAGAATGGCATTGAAACCGAACAGCGATGAATGAATCGATATTACAGATACCAACAGCGAGTGTTTTAGAGCCGCTAACCTTTCCGAGTCGCTATAAAGGTATCTACGGCGGTCGTGGTTCATTAAAATCACACTTCTTTAGCGAACTGGCTTGCGATTATGCCGTGCATCGACCTGGGCTTAGGTTGGTTTGTGTACGTGAGGTACAGAAATCTCTTAAAGAATCAGCAAAACGACTTATTGAGGATAAGATTTCTTACCTTGGCCTAGACGGGTTTAGGATTTTTAATGATCATATCGTAACCCCTGGCAACGGTTTGTTTCTATTTCAAGGCTTGCAAGACCATACTGCTGAATCCATAAAATCATTAGAGGGATTTGATGTGGCTTGGGCCGAAGAGGCGCAAACGTTGTCGAGTCGGTCATTAGAATTTCTTAGGCCAACGATTAGACAAAATGAATCTGAACTATGGTTCGGCTGGAACCCGAGAAGCGCATCCGATCCTATTGATAAATTTCTACGCGGTATAAATATACCAAATGACGCAATCGTGGTTAGAACCTCTTACAAAGATAATCCCTGGTTTCCACAAGTGCTCGAAGAAGAAAGGCGGTTCGATTTAAAAAATAATCCAGATCGTTACGCGCATATATGGTTAGGAGAATACGAGCCTAGTGTAATCGGTGCAATATGGGATAGACAAACGCTGCATGTTAATCGACGGGAAGAACATCCATTATTAAGCCGGATTGTTGTTGCAGTAGATCCGGCAGTTTCAAATACAGAAAATAGCGATGAACACGGTATTATTGTTATCGGGTTAGGTCAAGATCAGAGAGGCTATGTTCTTGATGACCTTTCCATGAAAGGTGGCCCTCAAGAATGGGCCGCCCGTACAGTCGCCGCCTATGACAAATGGGACGCTGATTGTGTTGTAATTGAAATAAACCAGGGTGGTGATATGGTCAAACATACACTGCAAACAGTACGTGATTCTTTGCCAATACGCGAGGTGAGAGCAACACGCGGAAAACATGTTAGAGCTGAACCTATAGCATCCTTATATACATTGGGTCGTATCTCGCATGTAGGCACATTCGAGGAGCTAGAAAATCAAATGTGTCAGATGACAGCAGCGGGATATAGCGGTAAAAATTCGCCTGATAGATTAGATGCGCTGGTATGGGGGATTTCTGAACTTTTCCCACGCATGAGAAAGAAAGAAGAGCCGTTTAAGCATAAACCAGCTCTCGATTTAGTAAGGATGAAAAGATAATGTCCGATGATATTTTAAAAAAATACTTAGCCGATCTTGAACGTGATGCTGATGCGATGCAAGAACAAAGTTTCGAAGCTGAAAGTGATGTGGTTTTTGTAAGTGTCACGGGCGGCATGTGGGAAAATTTCTCAGAAGATATATTTGATAAACGCATAAAAATGGAATTCAATCTGGTTGCGCCTTACGTAAATCAGAAAATAGGTCAGTGGAATCAAAACCGCGTTAGTGTGGAATTTAAATCAGATTCATTAGGCACAACAGATGACGATGCAGAATTAATTAACGGGATATATCGTGCCGATTTCAGAGAGAACTCAGGGAAAATGGCGATAGATAATGCCGTGCATGAAGTAATGAAATGCGGTTATGGCTGTTTTAAATTAATGGCTGAATTTGAAGATGAAGAGGATATTGATAATGATCTACAAAAGATAGTCTATGCGCCAATTTATAACGCCTATCAAACAGTTTTCTGGGAGGCCAATGCCAAAAATATAGATAAAAGTGATGCTACTATATGCCATGAATTAATTCGGTTTACCAAAGAGGCATACGAAGAGACGTGGCCCGACGCTTCTTTTACGTCCGCCTACGAACCATCAAATATAGGGTTCGCACATACACATAACAGTATTAACTCAAATATATCTGATTCAATATTTATTGCTAAACGATATGAAGTTATAAAGAAAAAGGAAAATATTTATAAGTATTTCGATCTAGAAGAAAAGAAAGTTGTTCTCTTTAACGAAGTAGAACATAAGCTAAAACAAGAAGAATTAGAAAGTTCTGAATTAGAAGGCCTAGGTATTAAACGATTTAAATTCAAAAATAAACGTCATTTTATTAAACAACATATAGAAACGACATTGTTTAATGGCAAAGAGATTTTAGAAAAAACAAAACGCATTGCGGGAAAGTTTATCCCTATCATACCAATGTACGCCTACCGGACTTATGTTGATGGAACAGAACATTACCAGGGCTTGGTTCGCGCTTTAAAAGATCCGGCTAGAACCTATAATGCGCAGGTATCCCAACTGATCGAAAATGCAGCGAGTACAGGACAGGAAATACCAATAGTTGCGCCTGAACAAATAGAGGGCTTTGAAGAAGAGTGGTCTAACAAAAATCAAAAAGCTTTTTTGTACGCTAACCCACTGCGTGATGACGATGGAAAAATAGTTCAGGCAGGTATAGCAAGTTATTTAAAGCCAGCACAATTAGACCAGTCAACAACTACGCTACTGCAAATAGTTCCTGGGTTTATGCAAACGATAACCGGTGGCGCACCACAAGACATAGTCGATAAAAATATGACCGGTAAATTATTTCGAGCTATTCAAAAACGTGAGGATATGAACACGCAAATTATTTATGACAATATTTCTAACTCTATTCAATGGTCAGGAAAAGTGTACAAGGATATGGCCTTAGACGGCATCTATACCCTTGAAAGAATGGTGACGATATTAAGTCCAGAAGGTGTCGAAGGACGTAAAATTTTACAAGAGAAAATATTCGATAATGAGACAGGAGGAACAAAAAAAACTAATGATTTAAATAATAAGAAGTTCAGAGTCTACGCTGATATAGGCCCGCAATATGAATCTGTTAGAGAGGAAACAGTAGAAACATTAAAAGGAATGCTAGAAGTATTAAAGGGAATAGGCCAAAAAGGAGAAGCTTATATTAGCCCGGCAATATCAACGATTATAGAAAACATATCCGGCTCAGGTTTAGGCCCAATTAAAAAGCTAAATCGACAGCAAATGATATCGCAAGGTTTGATTGAACCTGAAACAGACGAAGAAAAACAACAATTAGAACAAATTCGTCAGAAAGCTAAATTAAATCCCAATCAAGATCTAATTAAAGCTGCTGCGAATCAAGCAAACGCTGAAGCGAGAGAGCGTGATTCTAAAACGCTAGTCAATGCAGCAGACGCAAATCTCAAGCAAGCGAAAGCACAAGAGGTGATTTCTAATGTTAGCGCGAATGAAACTAAAGCGAAGAACGAAACTGCGAAAAACCTATTAGAGATAAGGGAACAAGTGTTTGAGAATGTGCAGGAATTGCCATTATAACACGGTAACAATACTATCAATTTCCCTTAGGGATCAGTCCTAAGGCCATATCGGCTCCCGAGGGAGCCTTTATTGTTTATAGCTCATCCTTCTGCCAAACCCAGCATTTAAGCGGCCTTACGCGAATATTCACAAGACAGCTTGAAGGGTAGCCCCCTAGCTAGTTCATAATTGTTACGGAAAACCCATAAAGACAGGCAGCTGGCACACCCTCCGTAAATAGGTCATTAAATTTGACTATAACTGATTATCAGACTATAGTAATAATGTAAGCGAGCACTTACTAACTTACATTTGTCCATTTTATTCTGGACAAAATATCTTACCGAAAGAGTAAAAATCGGGGCCATTAGGCAAACTCTGAAATACCAATTGAGGAAAATTTATGGGTGATGTAGCGGAAAACACAGCGGAACTTGATACTGATTTTGAGGAAACAATTAATCCTGATGGATCAGAATCGAACGAAGATGGGGATGAGGGTACGCAACCCGAGAAAAAATTTACTCAAGAACAAGTAAACAGCATTATTTCTGACCGTTTGTCTGCAAGAAAAGACAAAAGCGCAAAATCAGGAAATCAGGAAATTGAGCGATTAAAGCAGGAAAACGAAGTTTTTCGTGTTGCGATGGCACAATCTAAAGATAAGGAGCTAAAAGAACCTAGTCCTGATGATTATGATGACAATGAGTATGATCCTGAATTTATTAAAAAAAGTAAGGATTATAAATCCCATGTCATGCAAGAAGAGGTTAAGCGCCAAGTTTCGCAAGCAGTAACAAACGAAAGGGAAGTCAGTAGCCAGAATGAAACAGCACGTTTGTTGGAAGATAATCAAAGGAAACATTATGAACGTGTAAAAAAACGAGATGTTAATGAATACATTAAACGTGAAGATGTTGCGATTGATATTTTCGGACAAGAAAATATAAATCACTTTATTAACACATTTGATAATTCTGAGGACATTTTATTTTATCTTGGAACGACGGCTAATCGTGCAGAATCTGAACGTATAGCGGGGTTATTTAAAACAAATCCTATCTTGGGTATATCTGAAATTGGCGGGATTCGAAAGACGTTAAAAATCGAACCTGATATTAATGACGCGCCAGAACCCGATAGCAACATTAAGGGTATGCCGTCCTCAAAGAAACAGAGAGGGCCGGCCGGCGCAAAATACACATAGGTGTTTTAAACAATGGCTAATAATTTTGACAGTAATTTTACAAACAAACTTATGCGTGTGTTTCTGGAGAAATTTGAAACATCGCGTGTACTCACCCGAAATATAGATACACAACTGCTAGACGGTAAATTTGACTCTTCAACGGGCGATACCGTGTTTTTTAAACGGCCTACCGACTACACGTCATTTAGAAACCCAACGGGTGACCTGACCGCAAGCACAGCGGATGACATTACAACCGGCAAAGCTGCCGGTGTAGTACAACCCTATTTTACCGTGCATGTTGATTTTGACGAGGCTGACCAGGCTTTAAAGATGGATCAGCTCGACGAGCTTTTGGCACCTATGGCAACGCGAATTGTCACTGATTTAGAGCTGGATTTTGGCGCGTTTATGCTGAAAAATGCGGGCCTAATCGCAGGCACTTTTGGCACGGCAGTCACTACCTGGTCAGATGTGGCAGAAGCAAGCGCAGTCATGAAGTCACACGGCATACCATCAGATATGATGTGGACATACGCGGTCAATCCATTTACACAAACCACTTTATCTGATGTACAGCGATCACTCGGCGCAGGCGGTGTTGCCGGAGATTTAGTCTCTACTGCTCATAAAAAAGCGACGATTTCCTCAGACTTTGCAGGAATGGAGGTCATGTCAAGCACGGCACTTTCCAGCTTTACAACGGCGGCGGCAACCCGTGCAGGAACGGTCGATTCCAATCCAGATGTTACCTACGTCACGGCCAAAGACACAATGACACAGACCATTGTCGTAACAGGCTTAACCAACACTCAAGTTTATAAAGCAGGGGAAATCATGCAAATACCTGCTGTGAATAGGCTTAATCTGTCTACTCGTAAGGTTATTTTAGATGCGGCCGGCGGCAGCCTTCCTTGGACAGGTACGCTCGTTAATGATGTTACAGTATCCGGCACAGAGGGGACGTTTACGGTCACTGGCCCTGCAATATTTGATAATGTGGCAGGGGCAACAGCCCATAATACAGTTGACGCTGCTATAGTTGCAAATAATGCGGTAACGTTTCTAGGTGCCGATGTAACAACGTATCAGCCAAATCTATTTTGGCATAAACAGGCTTTTTCATTGGGCTCTGTCCCTATTAAAAAGCTGTTTTCAACCGATACGCTGGGAACAACGGAAGATGGGCTGCAATTTAGAGTATCTAAAGGGTCGGATTTCATAACCAACTCACAGCAGATAAGGATCGATTTTAGACCTGCTTATTCAGTGCTTAATCCGTTCTTTGCGGGTCAGGGCTGGGGTTAATTATTTTTCTTCCTGCCTTGGATTCGTTCTGAGGCAGGTTGTTGATGAGATCTAATATGAGCTCAGGAACAGAGATAGTTAAAAAAGCCCTGCAAAAAATAGGGCAGCACTCTCAGATCAGTCCTGCCAACCCAGTCTCAATAGAGAATGGTGTTGATGTCTTAAATTCACTTATGCAACTTTGGTTATCGCAAGGTATTGATTTAGGAATCGTCCCTATTCTCGAGCCAGGCAATGATATTAATGAGCCTATGGATTCGACCCAAGTCATTATCAATAGCTTAGCACTTGAATTAGCACCCGATTATGATGATGGCAATTCGAATGTTTCAGAAACATTAAAAAACAATGCTAGGCGTGGTTTTTCCAGACTTAGTGGGCTTTACCGCGTCAAAGTTATCCCTGATAAGATAATTTCAAGCACAACGCCGTTAGGCGCAGGGAATTCACTTAGGTGGCGATTTAATCGTAACTTTGCTGGTAGAGATGCCACGGTGAAAAACTAATCATGCGCGTTCCCTTCCCAAAAGGCCTGGAAGGTATAAGCAATTTACCGCGAACGAAAAGATCGCTATTGAATTGCTATAACAATGGCCAGGGCAACGTTGTGTCGAGGCAGGGCATATCACTGTTGAGTAATCCGGGCGGCGTTGCACGCGGCGGTTTCACGTGGAATGGGGAATTATATAATGTTTACTCACAGCAGCTAATAAAAGTAACGGATACCGGAACGGGTGCTACAGAGGTCATAGGTATAATTTCGGGTTCTGATGTGATTCGAACCGCGACTGGTTTTAATGATGCGGTTATTGTTGTTAAGGGCGGTAGCATTTACACGCTAAGCAATTCTACGGTACAAATTTCTATTATTAGCGTGATTGACGTAAGTTCTTTAGCGGAGTTTATTCATTTCGGCACAGGCCCGGATGTCGGTAACACAGTGACATTGTCGGGGTTTTCAAGCTCTTCTTATAACGTTACCGGCATTGTAACGGCATTGGCAAACAATCCAGCAACGTTAACGGCAATCACAAGTGTTACCGATAATAGCGGAATAGCCGTGTTTAATTACTCTGGATCGAGTCCAGCCATAGGCGAAACCGTAACAATATCGGACTTTATAACAAATACTTTGTATAACACGATAGGCATTGTTACCTCGGCGACAGGAATGTCGTTTGAAATCAGCTCTATTTCTTTCGGAAGCGATGAAACCGGTTCTTTTGTTATTGCTAGCACGTTCCAGATAGATGAAATTTCCTTTATAAGTGACGATACAGGCTCTTTTGCGCTTGTTTTATCCGATATATCATCAAACCCTGAGTTTGTCCCGTGTAACGATGTGACGCATATAAATGGTCGATTTGTTTATATTCCGTCCTCAGGCGATCCAGCATTTTTCTCCGATGTGGGCGTTGCGGGTTCGGTACAGCCGTTAAGTTTTTTCGATGCCGAAGAATTGCCGGACAAGAATAATGCTGTTTTTAACGGGAAAAACACACTTTATATTTGTGGGACAGATTCAATTGAGTTATTCAGGGACGTAGGCAGTACGCCTAATGTATTTGTTCGTGTCACAGGCGGCAGAATATTGAATGGATTCATCGGCGGATTGTTGGAGTATAACAATACGTTTCTTTTTATTGGCCGTGAAAAAGACCAAGATCGAGGCATATACGCCATTGCTGCGGGTTCTGCACCTAAAATATCAAATGAGGCCATCGATACTATACTTTCTGATTATACCATTGAAGAATTAAGTAACGCTATCACGGGACGTATTAAACATCATGGTAATGATATTGCAACCTTTACTCTCGCTAGAGACTCGTTTGCTTTTTTTGGAGGAAATTGGTTTATATTAGAGACGATTGAGGATGATATAAGTCGCCCTTGGTCAGCGGGGTTTATTACCCAATTTAAAGGAGATTATTACACTGCGTTCAGCGATAGACTGGGTAAATTTGGTGATGTGAATAATGATTATGGTTCCAAAATAACAAAGCGTATGAACATCGGATTAGAGCAGGAAGACGGGAATAATTTTTCATTCCAGAGTCTGGAATTAGGGATATCTCAGGGTTTCAATGATTCGGTGGGTTCGGTGGGTTTAAGAACAAGCGACGATAATGTTATTTACAATGATTTTTCATTTGAAAAGACCGGAGACATTGGCGAGTATGGCCAGAAATTAATTTGGAGTTATCCCGGTGGGTTAGGTACATATCCGGGTTTCTTTGGTGCAGAAATTTATACTACAGATGATATAAATTTTAGCGCAGATCATCTTATTTTAAATAATAAATAGATATTATTATGACTAGTATTGTCTCAAAACCTGATCATGGTGCGTTGATAGGAACAGCGGTGAAAGACTCCGTGTTTATTTCAGAACAAATGCAAACTTATTTTGATGATATCACTGAAAAATTAAATATTAATTTATTAGGAGAGGCCGTTATATTACCTTCGTATACCGTGTTAACGGTGCCCAATGCCTTGAAAAACAGCAATGGTGTTATTATCGTTTCTAACGAAGTGGGTGGACGAACATTGGCCTCGAGTGATGGTATAGATTGGCGAAGGGTATCAGATGGTACTGTCATTTCTTGATCGAAATTGATTAAGCGAATATTTGATTATCGAAAGATAAAAAGGCTTACGCCTTGGCAACCGGTCATCTCGAGTAAGGTTATCTACCTGATTGATGAGGGACAGGGTTTGTGGATGTTTCACGAGCACCTTGATGGTTTAATGATACATGTTGAAATGCATATTAATTGTCGCGGAAAAGAAGCGATAAGGCGAGGACGTAATGCAGTTAAATGGGTGTTTGACAATATGAAAGCGAATACTCTTTACGCTAGGATACCGAAAATAAATAAGCTGGCATGTCACAATGCACGGCACGGGGGAATGGTCTTTACGCACGAAGAGGATGGCATCCGATATTTTAAAATAACTAAAGATAGATTTATGAGATATATTTATGGGAATTCTTGATGGTATTGTGGGAGGCTCTGACGCTGGCAGCCAGGGATCGGTTGTTGAACAGCAATTCAATCAACAAGCGATTGATGAATTAGCGCGGCAATTTAATATCACGCAGGAGAACGTTGATCCTTTTATATCCGCGGGGACGGACGCACTCGGGGACGTTATTGAGGGAACTAGTGCGTCGGGATTAGATGCACGATTAGCGGAAATATTTAACACAGATATTTTTGGATCGCTTACTGAGGAGCGAACACGTGCAGTGCAGAATCAATTATCGTCAGGCGGTTTAACACGGTCGGGTGGTGCATTGTTGGAAGCGGCGAGAGTCCCTACGGATATCGGATTGGCAATAGAACAGCTATTAACGAGCAGGTCAACTAATTTAGCGGGATCGGGACAAAATGCGGCAATAGGTTTGGGTTCTATAGGGGCACAAAACGCGACATCGATTGCTAATTTGCTGTCTGCTTCTGGCGTTGCCGGTAGTTCTGGACTTGTTACCGATGCGCAAGCAGATGCCGCCTCTAGTCAAAACTTATTAAACACTGCCGCAACGGTTGCTTCGGCGTTCATTCTGTTTTCCGATCCAAGTTTAAAAGAAAACATTGAAGAGATTGGCGCAATTAACGATCTTACTTTATATCAGTGGGATTGGGTAGAAGCGGCAAAAGGGTCAATTATAAAAGATTCTATGGCGATTGGTTTTATGGCTGATGAAGTGAAAGAAAAATACCCTAGATTTGTGGGTGAGTATGGCGGGTTTATGGTCTTAAATTACCTTGGTCTTCTTAATAATTTGGAAAACCTAAATAAGGAAGCTGCATAGTATGGCAACTTTGAGAAATGTCGATGGGCGAACATTAGTTCCTAATACTGGGTCTGCGATGCAGACTCTTTTAAATGCGTTTGCTCAGAAGAAACAACAGGAATCAGAAGCTCAGGATCAGGCTGACATAGCAAAACAGATAGAAGATCTTCTTGCGCAGCCATCGGGTGACGTTATCGATGAAACGCTAGAGTCCGGAACTGTTATCGATGAGTCAGGGGCTTTGGGGAAAAGTCAGCGAGAGAAATTAATAAAACTAATACCGATGATTGGTTCTCAAGCTTCTAATGCGATTTTATCAATACTTGATAGTCGTGATGATAAGCGGATACAAGCTCTACAAACAGATTTAGATCAAGGTGCACGCGAGGCCTTTAAATTACAAAATCAGCCAGATTTTGAGAGTAAACGTCGTCTATTGACGAGCATGTTGATTGATACGGTGTCAAAAGGAGGGAACACAGATAAGCTCCAGGGTCTATTGAAGATGGATGAAGATCAATTAGATCTGGAAATTCTCTCACAGATGACCTCTGTGGATGTAATACAGAAGATAGCTCTGGAACGCTCTAAGCCTAAAGAAACGTTTACGCCTGTTAGAGATGCACAAGGGAGTATTATTGGGCAAATATCGAGTTTAACGGGGAAGGCGGTGAGCGATCCGAGGGCACAGACACCTTTAACGAGTATTGGCAAAGCAAGAAAAGACCTTAGAGAGGGTTTAATTTCCAAAGAAGATTTTAATGCCTTAAAAAAAGCCCCTGGTGAAAAATTCAAGACTAATGTAGGAAAGCTTATAAACGATAAACAAGTAGCGGTTGATATTTATGGCGAAGGGAGTGAACAAGTTAAATTTATCAATGACGCTATTCAGGCTGAATCAGAAGGAGACGGTGCTAGCTTAAGCGATGTTGCGGGCATACGAAAAGAATATACCAAGTTATCGGGTGATTTTATTTCTCTTCGGGATGCAATTGGAAAAGTAGAACAATCCGCTCAAACGGTATCGGCGGCGGGAGACTTGGCGTTAATATTTAACTTTATGCGGATACAAGACCCAAGCTCAGTCGTACGAGAATCAGAATTTGCAACGGCACAAGCAGCAACAAGTTTGCCAGGCAGAATTGGCGCGGGTGCACTACGTGTTGTTAATGGTGAACGAATGATACCTGAGCAAAGGAAAGATTTTGTCGACACAGCAAAACGTTTATTTGAATCGCAGCGTGTCCAACAGGCAAGTCTTATGGAAAGTTTTCGTAATATTGCTGAACGGCAAGGGATTAATTCTGATGACGTTGTGATTGATTTTGATACGGTTGGACAAGTTGCTAACATTGCACCAGTCGCGCCTATTGTTGAGACACCTGATGAAGATGTTACTGAGCCTGTAGCCACGCCAATAAATTTAGATTTGGCATTAGATAACATATTAAATGCACTGTAATGGCTCTAACTCTTGAACAAGTTTCTAAAATGACCAAAGCGCAAGCTAAAGAAGAGCTTATGCGTAGGCATAATATTACTACGGAGGAAGAATTTAAAAAATTAAGATTACGATTACGCTCTGAACGGGTTGAGCAACATGAACAAGCAAGAAGAGAAGAAGAGGAGGAACAGTTAGCAAAAGAAAACAGAATAAAAAATCTTCAAGAAGTAGCAAATAGAGACTTAATAGATGGATTACCGACTCCCCTTAGAAAAGAATTTGATGAAGCATTAAATGCCGGAAAAATATCGTCACCTGATTTCCCTGGTTCAAGACTAATAGAACCCCTTGGCGCAGTAGCAACGGGGATAGCTTCACAAATCGGTTCAGGGCTTGCCGGAGCAGTAACAGCACCTTTTCAAGGTTCTGAAAAGGCCACTCAAAACATTAAAGATATCCAGGAAAAATTTACGTTTTCACCCAAAACAAAAAGTGGCCGCGCAGGCTTAAAAACATTGGGTGATTTAGTACAAAGCGCAACGGACATCATTAATTTTCCTATCTCAGGGTTAGCGGGGTTAGCCGAACTTACCACTGGACAAGGTCTTGACCAGGCAGACAGTACAGTTTCATCTATACAAGAAAGAGGGGTAGGTGAGACATTAGGAGACCGTATTTTGGAAGAAACCGGAAGCCCTTTACTTGCAGCAGCTGGAGAAACATTGCCAGAAGCAATTTTATTGGGAATGGGCGTAAAAAAGATTCCTGGCGCAAAACCGAAAATAGGCGTATCTGAGGCAAAGAATATCGATGAGGTTTTAAAGGCCGGGAAAGCCAGAAATATAGATGTATTAACTTCTGATATATTCCCACCGAAGACTATTTTTAAGCGTTTAGCACAACAATTTGCAGAACGCATACCTGTTTTAGGTACTGGTGGAAAACGTGCTAAACAACAAGCGCAGCGCATTAAAGCGTTAGAGGAACTTGATTCGTCACTTCCCAGTGTTAATCCTGAATCTATTTTTGAAAGTTTGCAAAAAAGCGCAGATAAGAAAAAAATAGCGGCCGGAAATAGAATAAATAAAATCACAACAGACTTAAATTTTATAGGGAATACCCAAACCGGTCCTATTCCTGTTGCCAATTCAATTAAAAACATAGATAAAGCAATTGACAGATTAACCTCTGTCGGGAAATTGCCCGATGCATCTCTTTTAAAAACGCTGGAAGAATTAAAAATCACAGCAAAGGAAGCCGGTCTTGATTTTAAAACTTTAAGGGAATTTAGAACAGATGCGCGATCGATAGTGGATAAAGTAGACCCTGTTGGGCGTTCTCAATTGCGATCGAGTGATAAAGCTACGATGGATAAGGTCATAAGCGGCATAACAAGAGATCTCGATGATTATGTTCTCCAGCAGTTAGGCACTGAAGGACTACGAAGGTATAAACATGCTGATAATATTTATCGCCAAGAAGCCAGAAAATTAACAAAATCACGTCTGAAAATTATTTTAGATAAAGGCGATCTAAAACCTGAACTTGTTAATAATTTATTATTTAGTTCTTCGCCTTCAGAAATAAATTTATTATTTAAAAATCTTGATACACAAGGACGCCAACATGCACGAGTGGCTTTATACCGTAGAGCATTGGAAAATTCGGCAAAAGGAAATGGACTAAGCCCCTCAAAATTTATAACGGAACTTGATAAATTAAAAAATAATTTTAATGTTTTTTTTAGAGATGGGGGGAAAGCAGAATTAAATGGCTTGAGGCGATTATTAAAATCCACACAAAGAGCCTCAGAAGCCGGAGTAGTAACCCCAACTGGGCAAGCAACGCAGTTTTCTATTGCGACGGGGGCAACCGCAGGGGCCGCAGTGGGCAGCAATGTTGCGCTTGCAAGCTTATTCTTAGCGGGAACAGTTGGTTTAAGTGCAAGAATTTTCAACTCATCAGGTGTTAGAGACATGTTGATAAAATTAGGAAAGTCGAAAAAAAGAAGCACTTTAGAAGCCGACTTATTAAAATCTATCCCGATTGCTATCGAACAATCAAATCAGACGCTAGCGCGCGAAAATGAAAAAATAAAACAAGCTCCCAACGTTAATACATCACGGGAATTATAGCTCATGTCCGCATTTATATCAGAAAACACACAATTCACTGATGATTCAGGCGCGCCTATTGTTAACGGTAAAATATACATTGGCTCTTTTGGTGATGCGCCAGAAACCAACTTGATTACCATTTATGCGAATAGAGAGTTAACAATTGTGTTGGCTAATCCGCAATTAACAGATGGCACGGGAAGAAGTATCAACAAAATCTGGATACCAGGACGTTATTCTGTCCTTGTGAAAAATTCGAATGGTGTGCAGAAATACATTGATTTAAATGCGGGACAAACGCCCGAGACAGGCATAAGCACTTTAACGAATGTTCAGTTTTCTGACGACATTATCGCGGAAGGATCTACAACGATTACTGATTTAGTAGATAAAGAAATATATGTTTTTAAAGCACTCTTTGATAATGCCTCTGCCGTAACATTAAAGATTGATTCTATAGCGGCTAAAGACGTTGTTAAATACGGCACTACACCGCTAATTTCTTCTGATATTATTGCCAACGAAAATATATTCGTTGAGTACAATTCTTTTGTTGATCATTTTAACTTAATTTCTACCCTGCCTTTGTTGTCACAGGGCAATGTCGGTGACATATTAACATCATCCGGCTTGGATGCCAGTTGGCAAGAACTTGTTGGGGTTGAGGTCGGCACCATACTTCAATGGCCGACGGATATTGTGCCAGAAGGATACCTTGAATGTGACGGGTCTTCTATCACAACCGCGACCTTTAACGATTTGTTTAATATAATTGGTGATATTTATGGCACCATTGCGGCCGGGGTATCTTTTAATCTACCTGATTATCGTGGTGAATTTTTTCGAGGATGGGACCATGGTTCTGGCGTAGACCCAGATGCGGCAAACCGAATCGATCGCGGTGATGGCCAAGATGGTGATTTTGTTGGCACGAAACAGAATGATGAGTTAGAGTCACATACCCATACAAGAGGTGGGCTTCAAAACTTTTCAACTGGTGGTGGTACAAATGGCGTCAGTCAGACCGGCGCAGATCTTACCGGTCCAACCGGCGGAAATGAAACTCGTCCTCGAAATATATATATTATGTATATCATCAAATTCTGAGGTAAAACATGCCATTTATTTATCATTATGACGAAAAAGGATTTAATAGAAATCTGAAAACAGTGGCTAAGATGTCGCCTAAGGACTCAAGCGTGCCTTTGGTGCCAAGAAATTCGACATTAATAGAACCTGTTGCAAGTGGCAAGCAAAATGTTATATTGAAATTTGGTGGAGACACAGATTCATGGCTTGAAGTTGCAGACTATAGAGGCTTTACGTATTGGACGGCAGAG